CCTGTGTTTAAGAATGAAGCATTGCCTTGTGTGTTATCGTTTGTTGTAAAGTTTCCTACAATACCTCCACCTGCTATATGGTAAGTTGTTATGCTCCATCCACCTATTCCACCACCTACTATAGTTGATGATGAGTTAACTGCGGCATGGGTTACTTTTGTGTTTGCTGCAGCATGTGCTGAATTAGCTGCTGTATGTGCTGTATTACCTTTGGAAAATGCTGAGTTTGCTTGTCCAAATGCTGAGTTAGCTGCTGTATGTGCTGTATTACCTTTGGAAAATGCTGAGTTAGCTTGTGTAAAGGCTGAATTTGCTTTATCATCGTCTGTAAATCCAGAATCGTTATTTAGGTCAGATATATCTTTACCTGCAATATTTATTCGTGCAGCATCAATTGTTCCTGTTGTAATTCTTCCCCCATCAATTGTAGTAGTACCACTTGAACCTAGATCTGAAGATGTGATTCCTGTATGAGTGTTAGTACCATCTGTTATTGAGTTAGTTCCTGTAAATGTTACAAGACCTGTAAAGTTCTGTCCTTGATAGGCTTGTGAGAATGTAATCGTTGGTGTACTATCATTAAATTCATCTTCAACAACACTAAAGTATGCATACCAATATTTATTAGAGTTGCTACCTGTGTATGTAGGTTGTATTTGATTCCAATTTGTACCACCTGTACCAATTACACCACCGCTTAATAAGCTAGTGCTAAAGCTGTATGATATTCCTGCGTTTGAAGGATTACCTGGTGAACTCGAACTTGATGATTGATAAAAAATGTAACCAGTAGCAGTTCTTGGGCCAGTGCCCCCTGCAGCTCCATCATCTCCTTCTTTTGATTTTGTGAAAGTTTGTGCTTTTGTTACTGTGAGTTCATTTTCTATATTTATAGAGTATTCTATTTCTGCAGTATTAGCTGAGGTTGTGAAAGAACTATGATTGCCAATCGTTACATTAGCATGTGCTGATGCAGTGTTAAGTGTATAACTACCTACTGTAATATTAGTATCAGAGTTAGTTGTAACTGAGAATTGGTCTGTTCCCGGTGTACCTGTGTTTGCTACTGGAGTAAGTCTTGTTGCTCCTCTGTATACTTCTATTGATGTTCCTGAGTTTGTAAAATCTGATACTGCACCTGCTTTTGTTGCTGGAAAAGTATGAGCTTCATTAGATAGTATTGGAGTATATCCTGCACTTCCTTGTTGTAGTGATGCGATAGTAATACTATCAAAAGCAAGTTCTACTTGGTTACCATCCGCTACTCCTACTCTAACTGTTTGAGGGCTAGTATTTATGCTTGCTGGTACACTAAATGTAAAAGTATCTTGCGCACCTGAGCCATCTGTGTAAGAAGTTTCATCACTTATACCATCCCCTGTAAATTTAAAGTAAGGGTCATCAAAGTTTTGTGATGTTGCTGTCAAAGTAATTGTACTACTTGGGCTTGGACTTGTTCCACCAGAGTTGTAAATAATAGAGAAGTCTGACGCTGTTAGGTTAACAGTTCTTGAATCTGTACCTGCTCCAGCTGCTCCTGGTATACTTTTACCTAGTGAAATAACTCTTGTTCCGATTGTTTCACCTGTGTATCTATCCGTAATTGTGACTGTAATTTTAGCTGTTGTTTGTGTTATTGCACTAACAGTTATTTCTCCTGTTGAGGAGTTGATTGCTGAAGTACAATTTGTATCTGCCTTTGATAACCCAAAAGTATTAAGGGCAGTACCACTACTTGCAAATGCTAATGTTACTGAGCCTTTTTTGATTGAGTAGATATTTGAGAAACTAGAGAAATCACTTACTGTTCCGTTTGAAGCTGAAGGGAAGTTATGGTTTTCATTTGTACCATTTACAGAGTATGCATCTGTACCCTTGTTACCACTAGCATAGTTTACTATAGAGAAAGTACCGCTTGTATTAGCTACTTCTCCAATAATAGTATCTTTGATAAAGTTTGGTTGTATTCTTTGTGAGAATACATTTTTGTTTGTTAAGTTTGCTGTTGGAGTATACGCTACTTCAAGAGCTGTGTTACTATGAATATGGTTAACTGTTGCTATAAATCTTGTAGTTCCACTATCATATATGAACATATCTCCAGCTTCGTACTCTGTTAAGAAATTTGTTCCTGTTCCTATAACAACTGTATTTCCTGCAACAACATTTGCTGTTCCTGTCTTTTGTACAAAAGCAGTTGCGTCTAAATTTTTTGAATATCTGAATAAGTCAGCACCAGTATTATCTTTTACATATTCTATCGCTTTTAGTGGGTCAGTAGTATCACTATAATCCCACAATAGATAACCAGTCTTTCCACTAGCTAAGTTTGAAAAGCTACATGAAGTTTGAGCAGTTGTACCGCTTGTGACTGTTATTGTTTGTAAATCTGATTCTGCTGGAGTAAAATTATAAGTGCTTTCTGTAAACTGCACTAATGCATTTGAACTGTCTATATTAAAACCAGTTGTTAACATTCCGCCTTTTCTTACATATGGCTCTAAATTTTTTGCTGGTTTTTCAGGGTTAATAGTTATTCTTCTTTGAACATATGGAGAAGGTGCTCCATTCGTTGCTACAGTTCTGATTCTTACTATAAACGTACCTGCTTTTGGTATATTATCAAAAGTAAAACTTCTTACATCAGGAGATACTGCAACCTTTTGAAAACTTTCTTTACCCGCTGTTACAGAGTTAGTATATAAATTATGTTCTATCTCATAGTGTTGAATATGCTCGTAAGGAGTTTCTATCTGAACATCATTTAAATCTTTTCTTTGACTTAATGGTGGTGACCAATATACATCTAATGAAGGAGGTGTAAATCTTTGTTCATCCGAACTAGTTACCCTTGTTTCATCATCATTATCTCGTATTCCTTTTACTAATTTTAATTGATAACTTCTTGGTTGTGGTACTCCATCTTCGGATTTAGGAGGTCTTAATACATCAGGAATATTAGAAAGTTTCCACCCTCTATCTACTTCATCGAATTTACCCTCTGATTGTCTAGCTGCTGAAATAGCAAAAGATTTATCTTCTTGTTCTTTTATTTCAACAATACTATATTGTTTTGGTGACCCTGCTAATTTTTCTCCTGCTGCTGTTGTCTGTGATATAGCAAAAATTACTTCCTCAGTTGGTGCAGAACTAAATGCTGAACCTACAACTACATGAGTTGCATTGTAAGAACTAATTGCTTTTGTCTCTATTCTAGTATCTTCTGACCATGCGATGTCTAATACATTTCCACTATCGTCTCGTGCATTTACAGAGTCTTCTTGCGAATCTAAATTGTATAGAGCATCTGACACATTTTTTCCTTGAAGAATTAAGTCTCCCTGATTATAAGTAACACTACCTATAGTTGCATTTGGTTGTGCAAGATACGCCCCTGATTTAGGGAATATTAAAGTTAAATCAGCATTTGCAGCACTGCTTAATGCTACTGTTCTATCTACAGGAATAACTGTTGTTGTTGCTCCGCTTGATACTCTACCACTTAATTGAACATTATCTCTATCTGAGTCTTGTATTTCAATTAAATCTCCTGGTCTTAGTAATTGTCCGCCAATGCCTGAAGCAAAACTTACAATTTCGCTATCTCGAGTTTCTGTTAGTAAGTGGAACTTACCAACTCTATGTGCTTGTGCTTGTGATGTACACCCATAAGCAACTGTTGCTTTAGATGTTATTTGCCTGGTTTCAGCAATATTTGTTGTATCTTCTACTAGTTCTACTGTTTGTAAATAATGATTATCTGGGTCATTCCAAGTCACTCTTATTTGATTGGCTTGTACTCGTCTAGAAGGGTATGAATATGCAAACTCTCCTGCTACTATATTGCCTTTAGTAAAAGTATATAGAGGAGCTTTTTCTTGTTGCATGTTTATAGATACTTCTCCATCATGCCATATTAATATTCCTCTAAATACAGTAAGTAAATCTTTCATTACTTTTATAGCTTCTGTAGTTTTTGAAATATAAATATTAGCACTGAATCTTGGTTCTGTTCCGCCTTTTCCGTCTGGTACAAGTTCATCACAGTATTTTGCAAGTTCGAATAATTGGTATGTATCTATTAAATTATCTGTATAATCTTTATACATATACTGACCTAGTCCATATCTTTCATTAGTTAGTAAGTCATAAAAAATCCATGCTGGATTATTTGTATATACAGAATTATGATTAGGGTCTGTTGGTGTTGGAAACGCTTTTTTATCTCCTCTAAATTTACCATCCCAATCTTGATAAGTACTTTCTGCTACTCCTGTAGTAATATTTCTATTATAAGAAGCTGTTTCAGTTCTATTTCCATTTGCATCTAATACATCGCTTGGAATGTAATTAGTTGGAACTTTACATTTAATTCCTCTAACTTCATAGCTTCTTTTAGGAACTGTCGTATTATCTTTAGAATCTACCATTACAGCTGCATACGCAGTATATGGGTAATTTAGTTTATCTTCTACAATAGCCTCTATAAAACCTACCTGAAGTGCATTATGATAAGATTTATTACTTATTTCATAGTTTAGAGGAGTGTACCTTCTTAATTTTATTGTAAAGTTATCAAAGGGTTGAAATTTTTCAGTATCAAAACTAAAGGTAGTTGCAAACTGAGTTGATATTTTATCGTATATTATGCCATTGTGTGCGCTATAGTTTGCTGCACCACTAAATGATCCGCTACCATGTGGTCTTGTTCCACCTTTCTCTCTATTTAAGGCAGCCATATCATCTAATCCAAATATGGTTTCTTCAAATGTTTGTCCATCCCTTTCGTAAGAAAATACTACTCGTAATTCTATCCAAGCAGGACCACTATCTCCATCTTCGGAGTCACTATTATATAGTCCAGTTGGATGGTTAAAAGTTATTTTAAGTTGATCAATAATAGAGGGGTCTGATAAATTAAATTGACTTGAAGATATATTTATACCTGCGTGTGTTGGAGCATCTAATGTATCTCCATCAAAATCATCTAATACAGCTTCATTTCTAGGGTCGCTTGTCATTCCTAGTGCAGATTGAGTAGAGGCTGGTAAGTCTTGACCTACTGATATTCCTACTGCTGCTGTTCCTATTCCTTGAGGAGTTACTACAAAGTCTTGGTTTCTATGACCTGTTCTAAAGGCATATGAAAAGTTTTGAAAGTTGTATATAGGTTTACTATCTTCTGATAAAACAGGAGAACTCATTGTAGCTGGTACATTTGCTCTATCTACTCCTTGTCCTGAAGGAGATATAGTAGCATTACTACCTGCTATTGATGCTATTTGGTCTACTAAATCTATTGTAGTGGTTGCGTTATTGACTGTAGTTTTTGGTGGTGGAGATATATTTACTGTTCCATTACCTGAATTAAAAGAAGTGATAGTTGCTACATGAACTCCTCCGTCTTGACCTGCACCTGTGATTCTTATCTTAGGTTGCATATCAACTAGAGTAGTAATATTTCCGTCTACATGAGTATTTGCAAAAGTTATTCCACTACTTGAACTAGGTGTTATAGTTACTGTATTTGCTACTACATTGGAGTTACCTACTGCAGCTCCCCCATCTATTCTTATAAATCTAGAACCGTCATCAGTTGATAATCCTGTAAACATGTTTGCGGTTTCATTATCTGTAATAGTACCTGTACTTGCAGTATATGATATATTTGAACTTTGTTTTGCTGAGTATTGAACACTATAAGTTTTATCTAGTACTGGAGTTCCATTTAAATAGATAGTGTATGCACCATCTACTAAACCTTCAATTTCTCCTTCTGAAATAGCATCATAAACAATCGCAGACTGGTCTATAAAAGACTGTCTGTTAGTATCTTGCAGTGGCCCTTTGCCGCTGCCTATTCCTGATGCTGTACTATCTTTATCTCTACTTGTACTCATTTAGTGCCTCTTTACTGCAGCATTACCACCGCCGCCACCGCCGCCGCCTACGCTGCTACCATAATCTTGTTGATCTGGGTTATTAATATTTACCCAACCGCCATTTTGTTTTATTCTTGTTCCCGTAAACCCAAAGTTTATTGGAGCGCCTGTTACTTCTAATTTACCATAACATAAAGGAATAGGTACACCTTGTTTTACAACATTTGGTGGTCCACCAAATATTGCTGGTTCATCATTTTTTGCAGGTGTATCATCCATTTGTAGTCCTAACATTCCGTCAAACATAATATAACTACCTATAGCTGCTAAAGCTAAAAAGGCAGGGTTTACAAAGAATGCAAGTATTACTGCAATTACTGTTAGTATTGCACCTAAGTCTCTTTTTGCTCCGTCACTAAGAGAACCTTGAGGAACTGGCATGATGAACACATCATCACTACCAAAACTTAGAGTTTCCTCTCCTTCTCTTAAAAATTCACTTCCTCTTTTTATTACATAGTCTATACCTTTTTCGTTTTCTTCAGTAAAAAAGTTGTAAAACCCTTTTCTTTGGACAGCAATAGCCCTAAGCAATTGCTTAGTATGTTTTACTTCTAAGTTAAAATGTTCGCCGAACTTCTTTCCAGCTTTTCCTAATAAATGTACTTTTGTCATTTTGGCTCCACTATGCAGTAGTCTTTTTCTGGGTAGGACACGATTAAATATGGTATACCTACCGAGTTGCAGTTATCAATATCATGTTGACTCGGATTACATTTTGAGTCGTAGTGACTATGGACAACATATTTTATTTTTGAATTTAATTGATATATACCGAAAGCTATTGCGTCCATTTTAAAGTGTGATTTTTTATCATCTGCAATATTCTCAAATTCGATAAATTCATTATCAACAGTAACAATTCCACACATTTCTTCTGGTGCTCTTTCTTTAGCTGCTTCATATATTGAATCTAACATTAGTTGAACGCCTTTGTCCCTGGAAATCCCCCGAAAGGAATTACAACTGTTGTACTAAAATCTGGATTACCAGTAGTACTTGAACTACTTGCTGTTTTTGGATTAAATCCAAATCTCATTCCACATCCGTCTAAGGATTTACTACATATATCTCCTCTTTCCCATTGTAAACTGTGGGCAGGTGCAATACTATCATTAGTCTTTCTTGTTTTCCATAGTAATGTTTTTTGATATGTTTCATGCCCTGCTGCTGCAGTATTATCAGTAAAAGTGACATAATCATTATACTTATCATCTTCATAAGCAAAATAAGTTGTACCATGAGAATAAGCGCCATAGACTCTTACTCTCTTAAAATTACTATTAGTATCGGAAACCGTTCCTGGACTAGAATTTGTTACTGTTGCCTGCCAATAATTATTTACAGTTACAGTAGATACCGTTCCATCTAGGTTAAATCTTCTTATACTAGAAGTAGTGCTATAATAGTTTCCCTTAGTTATATTTCCTACGCTAGTAGAAAAACTAGTACTACTTGGTACTAGATACTCATCATCTTGATTTACATATACTGTATACTCTACATTTTGTCCTGCTACAGTATTATTATAACTTGGATTATATTTGCTTTCTATATGCCAAGTACACCCACTTCTTGCTCTTTTATATTCAGGATTTTCTGTGTGTTCACTTGCTCCTTGATATATCCATGGACATCTGTTAGGTACAACAGTTCTTTTTGGTAATTTTACTCCTTGTAAATCAAAAGGAACTTGCAATTGAAATACAAGAACTTGTTTTGTTCTTTGTTTTAGAGAATCAATATAGTATACATCTCTTGGGTATTCAATAGGTGGTGAATTACTATCTCCTTCACTTTTTAAATATTTTCGTAAAGTAGTTCTTCTTACAACTCTTTTTCCTGCAAAATCTTCATAGTCTATACTATCTACTGCTAAACCAAATACTGATAAAGCATTTGCAAAAGCCATTGTAGGTGCTGGAAGCTTTGTTGCCGCTGTTCTATCTAGTCCCTTAAATTCTATAGGTAGTGCTTTGTAAGTATTTGTTTGACTATTATTACTATAATCAAGCATAGTTACTTCACTTAGACTTGCGTCTAATCCATCATGAAAATATGCAAACTCATCATCTTTGTACTCTATCTCGTATAGATGTACCAATGCTGAGCCTGGGTCTTGTTTTTGCAAGTCCTTTACTATTATTTTCTCTGACATTATGCTTCGTAAACTCTCCTGAATGTCGCATTTAAAGAGTAATAGTCATCATACTCCCAAGTTTGGCTCCATTCTTGACATACAACTTTTATAGTTTCAGTATTGCTTCCTGCATTAGAATCCGCTAAGTCAAATCTAAATTTACTTACTCCTTGCAAAGATTCAAAGAAAGCAACAAGATCATCTATCTCTGCTTTTGGTCGAGTTTGAAAAGTTACTTCCATTTCTTGTGCTAAATTATTTATACCATTTGCTATTCTTTGTTCATAACCATCTCCAAACTGAATTGTAAAAGTTCTTGGGTTATTAGTTCTTGTTAGTGATTTGTCTGGTTGTACAGCACTAGAGAATCCAGTGATATTTGAACCATCATTTTGCATTATTCCTAAAGCCATTATATACTACTTAAAAGTCCTCCTGATCGTTGCTCTTTTGCAATTGTATCTTGTGCTACTGATGCAATAACTTTGCCTAGTTCTCTTGCACCATCTCCAGTTAATAGAGTATCTGCATTACCATTTTGGTCTACATTTACAGTAACATTTACATTGTTATTTCCACCTGAGCCTTGCATTTTTACAGGGACACTTCTGTCATTTCCTAATGGAATTACTGCTTCTGTTCCGTGAAGAGTTGCTTTATAACCAGCTTCTGGTCCTTCTGCTATTCCTCCCCCAGCAAATGATTGACCATTAAATACTCCACCATATCTAGCAGGTATAAAGTCTAGATACTGTCCTATTTTCATAGCCATTTCTGCAACTGCTAGTGCCATTTGTATTTTTGCTACTTCCATCATTATGTCTGCAGCTTCTTCTTGTTTTCCTGCTAGTGCTAATCCTTGTGCGGTTAAAGTAGCAAATTGAGTTATAACTGTTCCAAACTCCATTACTGATTGTCCAAACTGTCCAAAAGCTGGTGTTGATCCTTCTGCTGTTCCCATTAGAGCAGGGAACATAGCTTTAGTTTGATCCATGAAAGTTGCAGCACCCCCACCACCTATAGCTCCACCTGAATAAGCGTCCCCTGCTTCGTTACCAGTAGATTCATTAGTTGTATTAAAGTCTCCAGTGTTTGGATTAAACTCTCTGCTAGTATTACTTGGATCTGAAAACTCAAGATCTTTGAGTCCAGTTTTGTCTATTCTAGTGTCTAAGTCTTTTATAGAGTTGTCTAGGTTAAGGGATGTTTTTGTTAAATCGCTATTAATTTTTTCGTACTCTTTAGCAGTTTTTACTCCTCCCTTTAGTGCCCTTTCGTTGGCTTCATAAGTGCTTAAATGTTTTTCTACCACCGCAAAGAATTGGCCAATTTTTGTATCTTTTAATCCATCAAGGATTCTTGGGTCTAGATTTTGGTATGATTCTAATCCTGATCTTGCCCTCCCCATATCACCACTCTGTATTCCAAGTACAGCATCCAACTTAGCAGCAGTAATATCGTTGTTAAGAGATTTTCGCTTATCTCCGAATCCACCTGAATATCCTTCAAAGTCTCTTACTGAGTCGAACTGGGCGTTAATCATCTTTATGATAGAGCCTGAATAGTTCCTATCTCCGTACTTTGAATTAGCAGTAGATGTGTAGTCCCCGTATACACCATGGGCGGCTTTCTCAATGGCTGTTCGTATGTCGTACTGTTCCTTTCTCATGCCTTCCATACCACCTGAACCTAGCAGAACATTATTCGTAGCAATTTCGTTGTCTATATCTTTTTTAGTTAACTCAAGTCTATTTCTTTCTGCTATCATGATGTCTCTTTCGGCAGTTTTTATTTTGTATGAATGGTAGTTTGCAGCAGCTATCATTCTATCGTAAATACTTTTTGAAGCATCTGCACCGCCTTCGTCAAATGCTTTATATAGATTTACACTTGCATCTTTACCGCCTGTATCTAAAGCTTTATAAGCATTATTAGCATTATCATTTCCAGCTGCTTGCATTTTTTTTGCAGTATCTCTTCCTTTTTGTTCAAGCATTTCTTCTACTTGTGTAGAGTATTTTTTCATTTGTACATCAGGGTCTAATGGAGTTCCTCTATAAGAGATTCTCATAATTCTATCTGCTAGTGCTTTACCTAAAGAATCTGTAAGTACTTTTACCATACTCTTACCAAATTCTTTCATACTGACGCTTTCGCCTCTAAATACTTTTCCTAATGTGGTTCCAAATTCGTTTCCAAAAGCTTCGGCTGCTTTTCCAAAA